GCCCCCGCCGCCGCCCTCTCGGGCGGAACGGGATCCGCTCGCGGAGCGGGACGCGATCGCGAATCGGCGCGTCCGCTTGCAACGTGTCTTTCAGACGCGGCTCGGGTTACCGGATCGGATCGAAGTGCTCGATCCCGGGGGGAAGCTCCTCGCCTCGATCACGGCGACGGAGGGGGCGATTGTGATCGTGGCGACGAGCGGGGCGCGCTTCGGAATCGAGGGAGCCGCCGCCCACGGCCAGCCGCCGCAGCCGCCCCCGTCGCCCGAGTTCCTCGCTTCGCTCACCGTGCGATTCGAGCCGCCCAAGGGATAGCGGCCTCGAGCGCCGATCGGGGGCTGTGCGAGGCGCCTACCAGCTCGAATAGAGTCCCGAGCTGAGGATCCAGACGAGCGCGCTGAGGAGCGCCGCCAGGAACAGCGCGCCGCCGCCGCCAGCGCCCCAATACTTCAGTCGCTCCACGTGGAACGACTCAGGCATTCGGGGTGGGGCCCCTTCACTGCCGCGTCCGTCGAAGGTCGGCGAGCCAGGCCGGCGAGACGTTCGCCTCGAGCCGGCGCAACCGACGCCGATGCCGGCGCGAGAGCAGCACGACGACGACCAGCGCCAGGCCGACCGCGGCGAACGCCGTCATCAGACTTCGATCTGGAACCGGCGAACGGCGTCCTCGAACGAGAACCGCACGCTCGAACACGTGACCCGATACTGCGGGTAGACGCCGGGGTGTAAATCGATCTCGTCGATCTCGACCGTCTGAATCGTGAAGTCGCCGACGAGCGAGAGTTCCGGCAGGTTGATCTGCACGCTCTTCCCCGAGCGCGTCTTCGGATCGCGGGTGGCGTACTGGATGGTGATGATCGGCCGCGAGAAGAGCTTGAGGTCGGCCATGCCGGTCGCCAGCGCCTGCGCCTGCGCGAGCCGCCGATCCTGCAGCACGTGCTCCACGATGCCCTGCGAGGGCGCGCCCTCCATCGCGGCGAGCGCGGTCTGCGCGGGCACGTCGTCACACTGCACGAAGATATTGACGTCGTCGCCCATCCGAATCTCATAGAGGACCGAGCCCGGTCCACTCGCGGGGATGCCGATCAGTTCGGTGACCTCGTCCACGGGCGCGAGCGCGCCGAGGCTCCCATCGCTCTTGTTGTCTTGATAGGTGGTCGTGGTGTTGTCGTTGATCTGCGTCACGAGCTGATAGGCCGCGCCGCCGCTCGCGGTGCGATAGAGCTTCCGCGCCGTCGTGGTGCCGCCGCCGATGGCGATGCCCGACACGGCAATCTGCCCGCCCGCGCTCGTCGTGTTGCCGCTGACTAAGTCCGCGCCGAGTGCGCTGTCGGCCTTCGTGCTGGTCGCCGTCGTGGTGACGTTGTCGGCGATGTCTTGCTCGACCCGATACGTCCCGGTGTTGGTGACCGTCCGATAGATCCGGCGCTTCGTGACGCGTCCGTCCGCCGAGACCGGTACGGCCGAGAGATGCGCCGTGTCCATGCCGGCCGGCATCTGGAACCCGATGCCCCCATGTTCGCCCGACTCGCCGTTCGCGGTGACGTACTTCACGGTCCAGTAGTAGATGCCGTTCGGGATCAGACCACCACTGCCGGTGGTGTTCGCAGGCGGTAGGCCCGCCGCGCCGAGCGCGCCTTCGGTCTTGGTGCTCGTGAAGGTCGTGCTGGTGTTGTCGTTGATCGTCGCTTCGAGTCGCCACTGCCAGTCACCGCTTTGACTGACGCGATAGAGCTTCCGCTTCGTGACGCGCACGTCGGTCGAGATCGGCAGGCCGGCGAGTGTCGCCACGTCGTAGTCCGGTGGCATCGTGATCCACGCGGTCCCAGGGCCGTTCGTGGTTTCGCCGGCGTTGGTGACGAAGGTAACCAGCCACTGATACGACATCCCCGGCAGCAACCCGCCGCCGCCCGTGGTGTTCTCGGTCGGCATCGACGCGCCGAGCTGCGCGGTCGTCTTGCTGTCCAAGTACGTGGTCGTGCTGTTGTCGTTGATCGTGGCGACGAGCTTGTACCACCCGTCCGGGGAATTGCGATACAGGCGGCGCGCGACGACTTGCGCCGGCCCGATGGGAATCGAGGACAACTGCGCTTGATCGATGTTGGGTGGCACCTGCACGCCGCCGAGCGCCGGCCCGCCCGGTGTCTCGCCGGCTCCGGTCACGAAGGTCACGATCCAGGCGTGCCACTGACCGGGGACCAGTCCACCCGTGCCGCTCGTGTTCGTCCCCGGCATCGCCGCGCCGAGTGATCCATCGGGCACGCCGCCCGATTGATACGTGGTCGTCGTGTTGTCGTTGATCGTGGCTTCAAGCCGGTAGCTGCTGCCGCCGGCCGTCGTGCGGTAAATCTTCCGCCGCGTCACGCGTCCGTCGCCGCTGGTGGGAATCTGCGACAGGTTCACCGTATCCGCCGCCTGTGTCCCGATCCCTGGCCCGCTGGTCGTTTCGCCCGAGGCGGTGGCGAACGTGACCGCCCAGTAATACGTTGCGCCTGACGTCAGCTTCCCGGTGCCGGTGGTGTTACTCGACGGCGGGGCCGCGCCCGACACGGTCGCCACTGTGCTGAGATACGTCGTGGTGTGGTTGTCGTTGATCGTCGCTTCGAGATTGAAGTTCGACCCGTCGCGGGACCGATAGAGCTTCCGCGCCGTGACACGTCCGTCGCCGCTGGTCGGAATGCCATTCAATTGCACAGCGGTATACGTGCCCGACACGGCGATGCTGCTCGATGGTCCCGTGGTCGTTTCCCCTGGCGCTGCGACAAAGGTCACGCGCCAGTAGTACGACCCTGGCGTGAGTCCACCCGTCCCCGGTGTCCCGGTGCCGTTGTTGGTCGGCGGGGTCTGGCCCAACGATGCCGCCGGGGTCGTGTCTTTGAACGTGCCGCCGTTCGCGGTCAGTGTTGTGGTGAGTCGTGCCGTGCTACCGCCGGCCGCGTTGCTCGTCCGATAGACTTTGATCCCGGTGATGCCGAGGCCGGTGGGCGCGGGGGCCACGGTGACGCTGGCGTTGCACGAGACGGTGCCCGTGTCCATGCCACGTTCGGAGCCCCGGAGCGTTTCGCCTTGCGCGTTGGTGTACGTGCACGACCACCAGTACCGATTGATGGTGCCGCCGGGGTGCATCGTGCCCGTGCCCCCGTCCACCGCCACCGCATTGGTCGGCGGTCCAGGCGAGGCCAGTTCGCCGGTCATCGGCAGTGCGGGTGTCCCGCCCATCTGTGTCGCGGGAGGCGTGACCACCGTCGAGGCGTTGGTCAGCCTCGGCCCGGTCGCCGGGGGTGACACCAGCGTCGAGACCCATGAGACCGTCGGGGCCGTCGGCGGCGCGCTCACGCCCGACAGTTGCGGCGTGACGACGGGCGCGCTTATCGGAGCCGGCACGCCCGAGAAGGACGCCGAGATTTGCAGCGTGGGCGGCGGCGAGGCGACAGCGGGCAACGTCACCGGGGCGGACGGCGGCGACAGCGGCGACTCGGCCCCGGCGATGATCTGCGTCACCACGTAGCTGTACGGCCCGCCGCCCAACGCGCCGACCACGGACTGTCCCGTCGCGGTGGGCTTCGCCGGCCCGCCGACCGTGCCCTTCCCGGTGTAGCGAATGCGTTGTGGCCCTGAGACCACGAGACCACCCGTCGGGGAATACCAGCTCGCGTCCGTCACCGGCAACGAGGTCGCGCCGACCGCCACCAGCGCGCGAGCCTGCGAGCCGCCGCCTTCGACGTAGACCCTGGTGCGAATCTGCGTCAGGTCGGTGGACCAGTGGATCGGCGGCTCGTCGAGCAGTACGCGCGCGGCGCGGGTGATCGGCGTCGGCGCGGCGGCGGACTCCGTCAGGAACAGGTGCACGTCCTTCGCATAATCGACATACCAGTACCCACCGATGCGCGCCGCCAGTCGCGCGAAGCACGTCGTCAAGTCCTCTTCGGTGAAGTCGATGCCGCCGTTCACGACGGGGAGACCGGCGGCGATGTGCGTCCCGGTGTAACCCGTGGGAGCCAGCGCCAGCAGGCTCTGCGCGATGGTCGTCGCGGACTGCTGCACGTACCGGACGCGCACCTTGCGGCGGTTGATCCCGTAGACGTAATCCTGGGCCGTCACGCGCCACGCGCGATTCTCGGGCCGGCCTTCGTAGAGGGCTTCGACGGTGTCGATGTAGCCGCCGAACAGCACGTCATCCCCGGCGAGGGTGGCGAGGCCGATACGGACCTCTTGGCCCACGGTGGGCGCGGTGCCCTCAATCGTGAAGCTCGCGGTGTTCGGCGTGTCCGCCAGGAGGTCGCGCACTGACATGCCGGCCAGCCGCACGCGCGCCCGCACGTCCACGCCGCCGATGGTGATCAGCCCCTTGGTGGGGTTGCGCGTCTCGAAGGTCCAAACCGGGCCGCTGGCCGCGCCGACGTTGTTGATCGCGACGACGCGCCAGTAGTAATCGACGCCGTCTTTCAGCGTGCCGGGTGTGTAGGTGGTCCCGGTCTGTCGCCGCTGCACGAGAGGCGGGTGCGGGGTAGTCCCGAAATACACGTCGTAGACGATGTCGCCGGGTGCGCCCACGGGCTGCGTCCACGCGAGCGTCAGCGTGGGCGATTGGTTCGTGCTGTGATGCGGCGGGGACGGCGAGATCGGCGCGAGCGGCACCGTCGCCGTGAACGACCACGTTGGCCCGAACACGCCAGCCCCGAGCGCGTTCGGCTTGGCGTAAATCTGCCAGTAGTAGACGGCCCCCGGTATGAGCGGCGGCAGCACCCACGCGCGCGACTGCGTGGTGCCGACTTTCGGCATGTTCGTGAACGAGCCGAAGTAGACGTCGTAGCCGTTGCCCTCGCCGAGCCACTGCACGGTGAGCGGCCCCGCCAGCGACTGATGCGGCGGCGTCGGCGTGTGCGGGGCGCGCGGCGCGACGTACGCCAGTCGGCCCGCGCCGAGCCGCAGCTTACCGAGACGCGCGGACGTCAGGACGGCCATGCGGCGTCCGCTAGTCTGCGGCCTGATAGGCGATGTGGAACATGAGGTCCGAATTGCTCGACATCATTCCCGCCGCCAGCGCGATCATGGTGCCCGTTCCGGCGGCGGGCGCGTACCACAGCCACGCGTAGTCCTGGCCCAATTGCACGAACCCGCCGAGCATCGTGATCGCCGTCACGAACGAGCCGTAATAGCCGACGGTCACCGTCCCCGCGTTCTGCAGCAGCGCGCACGGGAACGGCAACCCGCCGATGAAGATCGGCCCCGCGCCGAACGTGCCGAGTGTGGAGAGCGTCAGTCGGCCGCGACAGTTCACGTCACGGCCTTTCTTCGTATAGGTGCCCTCCTGTACGCCGTAGGCTTGCCCGCTCTGCCCGCCTTGTCCCTTGAAGAACGGCGTCCAGACGCCTTCACGGTAGTCGTCGAACGTGGTCGGATCAGTACTCGGAGCCCGGTTCGCAGGAAATTTCAGCTTGCTCCCGAGGAGTGTCAGCGTGCCATCGATCGACGCGCCGGCCGCACCCACAACGATCACCGACACGCCCGACTCCAGCGCCTGCATGTGCAGCGCCCCGCCGGAACTCACTAACCGATAGGTCTTCTGCACGCCACCCGCGAGTGAATCGCGCATGTCGAAGTAGCAATACGGCCCGCCGAGACTCAGCCCGCCGTTGGTCGCGTCGTGGAGGAGCGAGGGCACGCCCGTGATCGTGTCGGCATCCTGAAAGATGGCGACTTGCGTATTCGACGGCGTGCCGCTCCGGTCCACGACCGTCGCCAGAGACGCATCGACGGTCCCCAGCAGGCTATTGACCGCCGCCTTGTTCCAGGGCGTGCCGGTCGTGCCGCTGCCATCGTCGTCGATGAGCGTGTTGTACCAAGTGCGGGAGAGCGGTGCGGCCATCGTGCCCTCGTGTGGTCTTCGTTAGACGCCCAGGCCGACGAGTTGCTTGATCCACGTCGAGCCCTGCAGCGCGGCGGCGATGGCCGGCAGGTCACCCACGTAGAAGCCCTTGATGGCGTTGATCTCGTCCTGGCTCAGGCCGAGCGTGATGAGGTCTTCGGCCGTCCACGATTGAAGCTGCGTGCTGAAGTCGCCGCCGTCCTGTGTGACGCCGAGTAGCAGCGCGGCGAGGTTGCCGGCGGTCGCCTTCACATCGGCGGCGGTGAACTGTTTCCCGGCTTGCGTGATGGGCATGTGCGTTGCTCCTACTAGACGGACGGCCACTTGCGGCCAACGCGCATCATGCGCGTCAGCTCGGCGTTGATGATGCGCGCGACGTCCGCGCCGGTCCCGTTGACGAAGATGTTGGCGACCATGCCCCCACCGGCTCCGTTCGGCACGACGGTGCCGCCACGGTCGGGCACGAAGAGTTCTGGTCCCTGCTCGCCGACCATGTAGGGTGAGCCGGCCGAGACCGGCCCGCCGGCCGCGCGGGCGGGAAAGCCGAGCGCCGCCCAGTCCACGCCGGTCGGGATGTCGTTGCCCCACCCATGCCCAGGGATGGACGTGACCGGCCCGTAATAGCGGTGGGCGTCGTACGCGGCCTGGATGGATGCCCGGTTCGCGTCACTGAAGTCGGTCACGGGGCCGACCGTGCCGCTCATCGTGCCCTGTCCCGCCTGGACAGCGGACATTGCTTGCGACCACGACATGGTGACGGCTTCCGCTGCCGTCGCGTGGGCCTGCGCCGCCGCCGACGCCGCCGACTGCTGGGCCACCTGAAAATCGTCGGCCGCGATTTGTGCGGCGCGGGCGACCTTGTATTGGTCCTCGATGGCCTTCTCCGAATACATCTCGGAGTTCGAGGACATGTGACCGTAGGCGGCGTTGGTCTTGTCGGCGATGTCCTGCAGCGAGTCCCCCGACACGACCGCGAACTGCTTCATCGCCTCGGCGGCTTCCTTCTCCAGCGCGTTGGTCAGGCCCTCGGCCTCGCGCGTGGCGGCGGCGAGCCCCTTGGCCGCCTCGTCCTGGCTGGCCTTGAAGGCCGCAGCCTCCTTCGCGCTCAGGCCGTACGCCTTCGCGACCTCGTTCAACTCCTCGCCGGCCCGTAAGAGATTTTGAATATGGGTGACGAACTGTTCGTCGAGGCCGTCCAGCGTGGTCTGGTACGTCGTGTTCGCCGTGTTCACTTCGTCGAACGACGCCGCCCAGGCCTTCATTTCCTCGGCCGCTTTCTTGGCGGCGGCGGCGTCCTCGTCGATGGACTTCTTTAGCCGGGCGTCGTACGCCTCGCGCATCTTCTTCGCCAGCTCGCCGCCTGCGTTGCCGAATTGCACGACAGGTTCGACGGCGGCCGTGGCCGCGGTGCCGACGTTCGTGGTTTCGTCGGCCACTTCCCGCAGCGCCAAACGCGCCTGCCGGGCCTGCTCGACGCTGCCAGCGTTGCCGAAGACCCCGTTCCACACGTCCGGCAGCGTGGTCATCTGGTCCATCCACGTCTCGAACGCGATGCCGACCTTCAACAGCGCGCCGATGGTTTCCCCCGCCCACGCGGTCGCCGTCGCTTTCAGCTTGTTCCAGTCCTTGTCGAGTTGATCGAAGGCGGCGAGCGCCTCGGCGCTCATCTTCGGCGCGGCCTCGCCGACCGCGCCCATGTCGGCGACCAGCGCCGGCAGAATCTCTTTCCACTTCGCCCCGAAGATGGACGCCGCCGCCGAGGCCCGCTCGGTCGGATTTTCGATGCTGGCGATCGACTCGCCGATGAGCACCATCTGGTCGTAGGTGCCGAGCGTCTTGAACTCTTTGAAGTTGATCCCGAGTTTCTCGATCGCGCCGATCACGCCTTTGTCGTTGGACCCGAGCGCCGCCTCCAGGCCTTGTGAGGCGCTCACGAGCGACTTAAATTCCACGCCCGTGTCGCCCGCGATGGCCATCAACGCCTGCACTTCGTCGGTGAGCATCCCGGTCTGTGCCGCCGTCTTGTCGATGACGTCGGCCGTGTCGGCCACGGATTTCGCGAACCCGATGACGGCGCTGATGGTGAAGGCTCCCGCGATCATGCCGCCGACCTTCCCCGTCACGCCGCCGAGGGACGTCATCTCACCGCCGACACCCTTCGTCGCGTCACCGACCTCCCGCATCTTGTCGGCGGGCGCTGCCGCGCCCATCTTTTCCAGTTGGGCGGTCGCTTCTTCGGCGGTGACGTGGAAGCGCCCAAGCTCCTCGTCGGTCTCCGTCACCGCCCGGCCCAGGTCTTCGACCGACACCGTCATCGCGCCGGCCTCGGCGACCATGAGGGACCCGGAGAAGGAGTCGCTCATCCGGGTCAGCGTGCCCTGGACGTTGGCTGCGCTCGCGTCGAGACCCGACAGATCGCGTTCGGCCTGCGCCACGCCGCTGCTGAAGTCGCTGAAGTCGGCGCCGAATTTGGCAGTGAGATCAGCCATCGTCCCTACTCGTCATCGAAGTCGGGATCGCGTGGGGCGACGTCGGTCGGCTTTTTCGGCGTCATCAGTTCCACGAGGATTTGGTAGTCGTCCGGGTCTAGGTCGCGGACCCAATCAACTCGCCAGCCGCAGCGGACGGCGAGGGCGAGGTCGGATCGTCGCCAGAGCCGCCAGCCTGGGTTTTTTTTTCTTCGGCGCGGGCCTCGGCCATCCGCCGTTCGTGCCCCTCGATCGCGCGCTTGATCTCGGCGAAGCTGTCGTTATCGAGCGTGTTCAGCACCCCTTCGAGGTCGGCGACCGACAGGCCGCGAATCGGCACCGGCTCGCCGTCGTCGTCCTTCAGGTTCCAGTCGACGAGATACTCGGTCATCATCGCGAGCCCGCTCTGCAGCGGGTTCACGCGCAGCTTCCCGTCCGCGCTGGCGAGGTACAGCCGGCTGAACGCCGCCCGTTGCTCACCCGAGGAGAGCCGGGTCTTGATCGTGATGGTGTCGCCGTTGCTGAGCGGCACGACCGTCGTCTGTGGGCGCACGAATCGGGACACGTCGTTGCCTCCTACTGTTCGGGCGGCCCTAGGGTCGCGATGATGCGGGTCTCGCCGACGGTGACGGTGTGCACCGGCCAGACCCAGAAGCCGCCCCGGCGCGGGCTCGTGAACAGCAACTCACGCCGCGCTTGCGCCTGTCGGACTTGGAAGCGATCACACTGCGGGCCGAGCCGCGCGGCGAGGGTCCACGTGTGGGTGCCCTTCGCCTCGTCGACCGTGCGCGAGATCGTCCACGTGGTGAGGGCCACCGCCGTGCGGTAGCCCCAGGCCAGCGTGGCGCTCTTGCCGCGCAGCGTGATCGATTTGAACATCGCGCCTCTACGGCACGATGGGTTCGCGCACCCACGGGCCGCCACCCGAGAACGAGCCCGAGAGGGCCGGCGCGCCATCCACCGACGTATCGATGTCGGCGTCCATATAGGCGAGCCCCGACCAGAAGTACGTCGGCTCGGCGGCGTGCGGGACGAGTTTCAGGAGCCCCGGGGTGTCCATGTCGGCCGCTTCCACGAGCGCGGTGTCCTCGGAGTTCCAGAAGCCCGCCACGCTGCCAGACACGTCCTTCAGGCCCGGCACATAGACGCGGTTGACGTCGCCGAAGCAGGACACGTCGATCATGTTCCGCTTCAGCGACAGCTTGAAGTTGTTGATCGAGACGATCAGGACGGGCGTTCCCGGGGAGACACCCGCAGGGTCCCACAGCACTTGTCCGTCGCGGCCAGTCAGAATCATGGTCCTATCCCTTCGTCATAAGCGTGGAAGTTGGCGTCGGCGTCATCTGCACGCGGTAGCGCCCGCCGCGGTGCTGCCACCGAATCGTGGAATCGGTCTCGTCGACCTCGACGTAGCGCACCCGCTCTTCGCGCCACCCGCCCATCCAGCCGTAGCCGTCGGCCACGAGCGGCCGGTCGTCGAGCAGCGCGTCGATCCGGGCCGCCGCCTCTCGGAGGCCGGTCGTACTCGTGGTCGTGAGCATCACGGCCTTGACGAGATAGAGGCAGTCTTCGATCGCGCGCCCCTCGAAGGTCGCGCGGTCCTCGGCGATGACGAGCGAGACGATCACGTACCGCTGCAGGCCGGGCGGGGCGATGTCCATGTAGACGCCATCGGGCATCAGGCTCGCGAGCGCGGCGTCGGCCTGCAGCGCGGCCACGATCGCGGCGTCGATCGCGGACGAGTCCGTCGCCATCGTCAGAGCCCCGACACGGTGGCGCCGCGTTGTTCGAGCAGGCCCGCCAGCGTGCGATACATGGTCCGCCGCTCGCGGACCGCGATCGGGACGAGCACGTGGTGAGCCGGCGCCGCGCCGCGATTCCAGCCCTGCGACGTGCGGCGCACCGCGGTGCCGTATTCGTACATGCGCGCATGCGGCGCGGTGTTGCGCACGCGCGACGCGGCCCCGAGCGGTCCGGCGTCGACGGTCTCGACCTTGACGCCGTCGCGGAGCGTCATGCCTCGACGGGCCGCGGTCGGCGCGGGATACGCGGCGCGCGCCTGGGCGGCGACGGTCTCCGCCGAGTCCATGACGATGGTGCCCGCCTCCGCGGTCAGGGCGGCCGGCAGGGCCCGCAGCTCGCGGAGGAACTCGTCGAGGCCGAGCGTCTTGTAGGCGAACGCCATCAGTTCACCTGTTCCGCGCAGATCAGTTCCAGGTCGGCGTTCCGCTCGTCCGGGTTGCCGACGTAGACCACCTTGAGCACCCGGTCTGGGCGCGGGTGGCCCTCGAGGTGGAGCACCGTCTCGGTCGTGATCTGCGGGTGATAGGGCACCGTCACCAGGTGCGAGGCCGTCGGCAACGTGGTGCTGCCGGCGATCCGCTCCATGTCGCGGACCGAGGCCGGCCGGACGTGGCCGAACAGAGCCGGGGGATCGAGCGGTGTCTCGAGCTGCGTGTAGCCGCCATCGCCGTCGGGCACCGCGACGCCGGGTGTCGTCAGCATGATCCGCTTCTGCCGATGCGCGATGCGCGTGCCCGGCGCGATCAGGCTCATGCCAGCCTCACGTGACAGTAGGGCGCGATCGCCTCGGCATACCCGAGGGGAACGAGGTACGGCTCGTCCAACGCCGCGAGATCGCGCCCCAACGTCGCCATGTGCGCGACGAGAAGCCCGACGGCCTGGACGAGGAGCGGCGCCTCGGCGGCCAGCGCGTCTGGCGTCGGCCAGCCGGCGACGACCGTCAGGGTCGCGTCATAGTCGCTGTCCAGGACGACGCCGTCGAACGTCGGCGGATAGACGTGCCCGGCGTCCGGCGTGATCGAGACCGTCGGGATCGTCTGCGCCGGCAGCGGCAGCAGCTCGCCGGCCCGCGCGACGATCGTCACCCGGCGCGTTTGCTGGAGCAGCGCCAGGCTCGTGTCGGCTTCGACCTTCTCGCGTGCGGCTTTGATGAACGAGAGCATCAGCTCGTCGCGCGGGTCCCCCGCCGGCCAGTCGAGCCCGGCGCGCAGCTTGGCCTGGGCGAGCGTCAGCGGCTCGGCCACGGGCCCATCGACGAGCACGGAGGACACCCCGTAGGGCGTCGCCCAGGGCGCGCGGAGAAACTCAGTCGCGGCCACGGACGCCCTTCAGGCGGCGGCCCGGCGCGGGCCGGCGGTAGGTCTTGGTGGACACGACGGGCGGGGCCGGGCGCACGACCGGCGCCGGCGCGACGCCCCCCGCGGCCCGCCGCGCGAGCGCCTCGAGCGTCGCCGCCATACTCCGCGGCGCCCGCGCCGGCGCGGTGGTCGGCCCCAGGCGCGCGACGGATTCGGGCGTACAGGCCGTGTGCGGCGTGTCGTCGACGGGACAGGGCCCTGGGTCCGTCCGCCACGGCAGGCCGCACGAGAACGCGCTCCGCATGTCGGCCGCTTCCCTTCTGCGTCGCGAAACACAAATGCGCCGGTGACGGCGCGAGCCTCCGTCACCGGCGCGCGTGTCGAGCCCGGGGTTAGACGAGCGCCGACACGGTCCCGAACGCCGACGGTCGATAGACCGCCAGGGCGAGCCGCTCCTCGGCGCGAATCGCGACGAGGTTCTTGATGAAGAAATCGACGTGAGAATTGCTCGCGTCGACCCGGACGCCGCCCTTGCGGAAGATCTGCGCGGCGGTCTTGAACGCGCCCACGAGCCCGAGCCCCGCGGCGATCACCGGCGTCACGGCGACGGGCAGGCCCCACAGCGTGGGCGACTGAATGGGCGAGAACGGACCGCCGGTGAAGTACTCGCCGTTGACCGTCTTCGTCATCAACGTGGTGGCCCAGTTCAGCGGATTGAGCACGTACCCGTCCGGCATGAGGAGCGAGTTCGCGAAGACCTTCATCGTCTGCGCGAGGAGGACGTCCGCGTTGGTCTGCGGCGGCGTGGCGGCCGCGTTGCGCGGCAGATCCGGCGTCAGGCCTGGCCGATCGAGAATGCCGGACAGATTTGGCGCCGTGCCGTCGCCGTTGATCAGCTGATCCTGCTCTTCCATCAGCACGCCCATGCGAAGGCGGGCGTCAATGTAGGACCGGATCGCCGGCTCGTCTTCGAGCATCTCCTCGGTCACGGGCAGCCAATGCGCGATCTTGCGGACGGCGTCCGTCACGGCTTCGAAGGTGAGCGTCGATTCGGGCTTGATGCCGCCCTCCAGCACGGTGGCCGCCGC